AGAACCAGGGCAGCCACAATGTCTACATTGACTTGCTGACAAGAGACGGCTTACGCATTGGTACAAGCCTCTTCAATCCACGTATCAGCTACGGCTGGGCAGGCATGGCAGTCAGTGAAGCCCCCACGCCACTGAAGCTTGAGAAGCCTGAGCCTGAGCCTGGCTTCAACTTTCCTATGTGGGGCGATGCTTCTAACTGGTGCAGTGTCAAAGACGGCGGTGTGCCAAGTGACACGGTGCATGGGCTGCAAGGTGGCTATGAGCACAAGTCTTTCTATGTTGTGTTTCAGTTTCAGGAGACACCCGCTCCGCCCGTTGACGATGAGGCAGGCTTTGTCACAGTGCAGCGAAAGAAAGTGCGTGCTGTGCTGAACAGCCTGAAGCAGTTAGGCGGCATGGTGCAGAATGAAGTGAAAGAGTTGGAGGCGTGGTTAGCATAATGCCAAAAGGAAACGCAACGGCGCAAGCCTATCAAGTGGAAATGAAAGACGGTAAGCTATCGTTTACGTACAAAGGGCTTGTTTCATCTTCGCTTGTTGTAAGAGTGAATGAGCTTGCAGTGAATAATGTTCTGAATGGCTTCACCATTCACATTCATGCAAATGACAGGAATCAGTTTAACGAGTTGTGGAGCAAAGCCAATGGCAGCAGTTAACTGGACAACGATACTGTTAGCTGCTCTCACTGCTGCTGTCTTTGGCACCCTGGCAGTTCTGGTGCAGAAGTGGGCAGAGCAGCCGCCGCGCCCGTTTCTGGTGAAGCAGGGCAGCGTGATAGGCGAGTTTCTAATTGCTTACTGTGAGAAGCAGGGCTGTGACCTTGATTCCGTGTGCCTCGTGGCGCATGAGATTGATGAAGAGACAACCGTCTTTCACATCAAGAGCTTGGATTTGTTTCCTGAAGTTTGGCTAGGGGATGACTGATTGAATGAGAATTGGGTAAGGGCTGCTTGGCTGGGGCTGGGCTACAAGCCGAATCCTACGCAGGCTGAGATTCTGTTGAATGTGCGCGACAGTGGCAACAGATTCTTTCTCATCTGTGGCGGCGAGCGTGCAGGCAAGTCGATTACTTCTGTAGCTTCCCTTTTCATGATGCTTGATCCAGGTGTAGAGGGCGAGTTTGTTTACTGGATTGTCGGGCCAGACTACGCACAAGCTCGCGCAGAGTTCAGCTACATCCACAAAACCTTTGCAGCACTTGGCATGATTGACAAAGTGTCAATGCCTGAAACCAAAACGCAGCCTTGGATTCTGCACGCTGCTACTTCCAAGTGGAAAGCCACATTTGAGACAAGAACCAGTAGCGACATAACCAAGCTGGCAAGCTTCACAGTCCATGGCGTGCTGATGGTGGAAGCAGCGCAGCAAAGTAACGATGTGTGGCTGAAGCTTCGGGGACGTGTAGCTGAAACAAGAGGCTTCATTGTGCTCTCTGGCACTTTGGAGAACGGGCTACCGTGGTACGCCGACATGATGGAGCGTTGGGCAGCTCCCAACACAGAGAGCGGCGCAAGTTTCAGCCTGCCGACGTGGAGCAACACAGCAGTTTTCCCGTTAGGGCTGAATGACCCTGAGATGCAGGCGCTTAAACGAACCTATCCGCCTGATTTATTTGACGAACGTTTTGGAGCAAAGCCAAGAAGAAAGCGCGGCTTAGTGATTCCTGAGTTTGATTTCAAGAAAAACGTCAAGGAATTGACCTTTGACGAGACAAAGCCAGTGGAATTGTTCATTGATCCAGCGCAGCACACCTATGCAGTGTGGTTTGCGCAGCAGCAAGGGCAGTACACATGTGTCTTTGATAAGGTTTATGAGCACGGCTTGACTGTTTTTCAGATTATTACCATGGCAAAGAAGTCGCAGTACTGGCCTTATGTGGCTGGTGGCGTCATCGATGTGGCAGGAACACAGCAACATGCCAACAAAAGCCAGGTGCAACTGTGGCGAGAGCGTGCAGGAGTGGAGCTACGCTTCAGAAAGTGGCATGAAGAGGTGCTAATCAACACCGTGAGGGCGCATATAGGCGGCTACGCCAACACAGAGAGCGTGGCAGATGAACTTGTGCCACTCTGCTACTTCGACAAAAGCCTGATGACGGGCGTTTCTCCTGATGGCTTGGCTATTGAGCCGCTTTCAGAGTTCGCTTTGTGGCGATGGCCTCGGCAAACTGAGAATAGCAGCTCGCCACGAACGCCCATCGACAAAAACAATGATGCAATCAAGGCGCTTGGCTACGGGCTGCTTGATTGGTACGGGCCATACACGAAAAAAACCACGACGCGCACTATACACAGGGCTAAGTATTGGGTATAATGACGATTAGCTGAAGAAGTCCTACCGGGAAACCTGCGGGGTGACCATCTCTTACCAGATTAGTGAGAGATTGTCACCCCTTTTTTATTTTAAGGCAAGCTATGAAGTATTCAGTTGATGAAGTGAAGGAACATGTAGCAAGTTGCGAGGATGCTGATGCCAACTACAGAGCATTAGCAGAGCGCGCACAGGCTGCATGGGAGTTAAAGGCGTTCAATCGTGACCTACTCACGGCGATCAACATGGATGGGCAGGAACAGGTGGTGCTGCCTACGCCATTCAACGACATTGGCTTGGCTACAAGGCTACTTAGCTCTATGCCTCGCGTAGAAGTGCCTGCTTCAGATGAAACAGAAGAGGCTGAAGAGGTTTCGCAGCGTAAAGAGCGGTGGATTGCTGCTGCTTACCAGAGAATCTATCAGCAGCAGCGCATGAATGTAGTGGCTTTGCTGGAACACTTCAGCTTCTTGCGGGGCCGCCATGCTTTTAGCGTCAATTGGGTGAAGGACGACTACCCAAAGAACATGCGGGATAAGGTTTTCCCGATTCTGATACGTCCTCTTGACCCTTTGAATGTGGGAATCAGCCGCAACCCCTTGTATACAGACTATGCCTTCCACAAGTACTGTGAAAAGGTGGGCAAAGTGAAGCGGCGCTACCCAAAACTGGAGCTTGCCAAGAAGAAGGATGACGCTGAGGTTGATGTTATTGACTATTGGTGGACTGACCCGAAGGACGGCGACATTTGGCACTGCATCGTGGTGGATGGCGAGTTCGGTAAGAAGCCAACCAAGACTGATTACATGCATATCCCTATTGTGGTGGGGCATGGCGACCTTTCCAACTACCTGAACAATGATTGGAGTTCTCTGCCACTCATTTACCCAACCATTGACCTATGGAAGTATCAATGTCGCCTCACTTCGCAGATGGCAACCATGAACATGTGGTATGCACAGCCGCATGTAGCAGTAACCAACGAAAACGGCATGGATGTAGGCGACATTGACATTAAGCCTGGGGTGTATAAGCAATATCCCATGGGAACCAGGTTTGAACAGATACAAGTAAGGCCAGACCTTGCCATTGTGCAAACTATTGAGCAGCGTGTAGCTTCTGCTATGCAAGATAGCACGTTCCCCAAAGTCATGTACGGGGATGCTGGCAACATTCAGAGCGGCTACGGGGTGAACAGCCTTGCCAACAACGCAAAGGGGCGCATTAACCCCTTCCGAGAAAACTTAGAGATGTCCTTGCAGCACGCCAACGAGATTATGTTTAGCCTCATTGAGACTTTCGGCGGGGCAACAGGTGTCAATGTGTGGGGCAAAGACGCTGCAACAAGTGCCACCTACCGGGCAACTCTGAATAAGGATGACATTGACGGGCAGTACGACAACATTGTCACTCTGGAACCATTGATTCCGACAGATACAATGCAGAAGGAAACGCTCGGCATTCGCAAAGTGGAGATGGGTATCATGAGCCGTCAAACCTACCGCGACAAAGTGAATGCTGAGGTGCTGCCACCGGATGAACAACTCAGAGTCGACTTTGAGAATGTGATGAACACACCCGAAATGATGCCGAAGAAAGTCGTGGCGATCATGAAACGCAAGTTTCCCGATAACTGGATTGAAATGATTGCAGGTACGCAGCATGAGAAGGCAATCATTGAGGCTGGGCTTGCACATAGGATGCCTGATGGCACATTGATGGAAGGGCAGATGCCACCAGAGCCACAGCCGATGCAGCCACAAGGCTTGAACAATGGCATGGGTGGCGGCATTCCTCCGCAGCTACAGGGGCAGATAACACCCGATATGCTAGGGCTACCGCAGCAAGGTAACCCACTGCTGTTTCAGGGCATGACCGGGCAGCAGATGCAACCGCAGGAAGAACTTAATGCATTGGCAGGGATGCCACGATAAGGAGGTTTAGATGGCACAGAATCCATACGACTATATGAAGCCTGTAAGCGCCACAGGCAACCAGACACAAGACTTGTCGCAGATGATGAGCAGTAGCATGGGCATGACAAACCCATATGCTACAGGCAACCAGACAAACAGCATGGGCAACATGGGGCAGTATCAGCAGTATCAGCAACCCTATGCACAGAATCGGGGCGGCGGCACACCCGACAATCGCAACCCGTCAATGGGTGTTGACCCCAACATGCGCGACCCGCAAACGCCCATTGATACAAGCTACCCGCTGGGCAACCAAGCAAATGTCAGTAACCCCTACGGGCAGTATCAGAATATGTTTGACCCAACGCAATGGGCGAATGAGCAGCAGGCCACACAGTATCAGCGTTACCTGGACAACACGCTACCGCTGGCACAGTTGCAGCAGAATCAGTATCAGTACGGTGCAGATTTCAACGAAGCGCAACGCCGCTTTAATGCTGAGATGGCACGGCAACAGGGGCTTGACCAGTATCAGCAGGGGTTGAGCGACCGACAATACAACCTTGCAGACTGGCAGGCGCAGATTGCCAACAGCCAGTGGCAAGACCAGTTTGCCCAAACCAAAGCGAATGATGCCTTTAGCCAAGGACTTGCCAATCAGCAGTTTGGGCTGCAACAGAATCAGCAGAATTGGCAGCAGCAGTTTCAGACAGGGCAGCAAGCGTGGAATCAGAACATTCAGCAGCAGCAGCAGAACAATGCCAATCAGCAAACGCAGATTGAGCAGATGTACAAGGCAGGGCTGATTGACATTCAGACTGCACAGAATGAGATCGCACGCATGAACTATCAGAATCAATTTACCCTGGGCAACCGCAACGCCGACATTACGCAACAGAACTATGCGCAGCAGTATCAGCTGGGGCAAGGGCGGCTAGGGCTTGACCAGACAGTTGGACTGGGCAACCTTGACTTGCAGCGACAGAAGCTCCTACAGGATGCAAAGCTTGCAGCAGAGAACCGAGCATCGCAGGAACGCATTGCAGCTATGCAGGCTTCGGGGCGGGCGCAGGCAGTGCCAACAGCACGATTCATTGCAAACTGGTAACCATGATAGAAGCAACAACGGTAGGGCTGATTCAAGAAACACAGTGTCAGTGGTTTGAGCCAAAGCGTTTGCGTGCTTTGCTGCTTACTGTAGATGGGGCTGGCAGCGGGCTGGATGCTGACCTTCTGGACGGTTACACATCTAATGATTTCCCACGGT